CGGTTAGCGCAACATCGTAATCTTCGCCAAGCAAATCGCTTAACTCGACCCGCAACATTTCTTCATCCCAACCGGCGTTTAACGCCAATTTATTATCGGCAATCACATAGGCCCGCTTTTGGGCCTCTGTTAATCCAGACAATGTAATGGTTGGCACTTGGTCACTGCCAAGCCGTTGGGCGGCCGCTAACCGGCCATGCCCGGCGATGATGCTGTTATCCTCATCAATTAAAATGGGATTGGTCCAGCCAAATTCTTTAATGCTGGCGGCAACTTGCGCCACCTGTTCATCACTATGGGTGCGGCTATTGCGTGCATACGGCGTAATCGCCGCAACATCTAGCCAGTTTACGGCGAGGTCTCGCATGCGGAGTTATCTCAAAATTTATGGGAAACAAACCTAACTTACCAAAAACATACTCTAAATCCGCATATATGTAAATAGGTACGCATATATGCTTTACACTATGCCCAATATGCATTAATGTCCGACTATAAACTGCATATGGAGGTATTTATGCAAGCTACTTGGGAAAACCGGACTATTAAGTCGTATAAGCGGCTAAAAAATAGCCATATGGGCAATCCAACATTTGCCATCACGTTTGAAGATGGCGGCACCATACGCACTAAAGCCAACTGCTCTTGTGCATATTTGGTTTGCGATAGCCTAATCGGCCAAACCCGCCAAATCACCACAACCACATCACCAACCGGCCGCGTCCGGATTGTAAATATTGAATAGGTGGCCGCTATGGATAAAGGCTTAATCAAAGAATTTGTTTTAGCGTTTGGCTTTTTGCTTCCCATCGCAATTTCGATGGCTGGCGGGCCAGATAGTTACTTTTGGCAAGCATTTGGTTGGATGATCAAATGGCTTGGTTAGTTTGCAACGAGTGTGGCGGGCTTGGCTTTCACATGGTGGAAGCCGGCATCCGCGGCGCAAATGACCCGCAAGTTTGCGTTGTTCAACAAGAATGCGAGCATTGTTGGGGTGATGGCTATGAGCCAGATTGGGAAGAAAATGACTAAAGATAAAAAAATGCGTGCAACTGTTGATTTGGAGTTTATGCCTGATCATGTGGACACTTATGAAGATGCCGCATGTTACTTGTTAATGGAATTGCATAAGCAAAACCATGCGCTGAGTAGAATAATGGCAAGCTTGTGTGATACCGGAACCAATCACGATGACGAGGTTATGGAATGGTTTTCGCAAGCCATAATTAAACAACAATATTTTTATGACCTGATGAAAGATTGGCGGCCAGATGATGATGAAAAAAAGCCGGATAAACCGGCTGGCGATGTTGTTGATATAAAAACCAAGCACTAAAAAAAGCCCCCGTTTGGGGGCTTTATTTTTACCGGTGTTTTATTATTCTGCCGCCAAATCGGCCCCAACACTCATGCAAACTTCTATTGGGTAAAACAAAATGCCGCGCTTGGTTATTTCAGCCTTAACTTGGTCAACGCGCATGGCATGGCGTTCGGCCATTTCAACGCATTCGTTTTGCAAGTGCTCAAGCATTTTCATCGCATTCCAATAATAGTCGTGCATTAGGGTTTCTTGATCCCAACCGCTATAATCAAAACCTTTAGTTACTTTTACCATTATACCCTCCATTAAGCCATTGCACGTTCGATTTGGTCAGCGGTTACTTGCATTTTAACCAACTGGTCGGCACCGTTGCGGAAACGCACCTCAATAGTGCCGTTATCGTTGTATTCCCAAACGCGGGCAATCTGATCCATTTCAATGATGTTTACCTTGCCCTTGTAACCAAACTTGATCAGGTTAATGTCTCTATCTGTATACATTTTTTAGCACCTTCCGTTATCTGCTTATGCAATGATAATGCGTTATTTATGCACTAAAGTAAAGTATAAAAACGCATATATTCCGATAAAAATGCATATTTTTGCAAAAAAAGTCGGGCTAGTTTTTTAACAAGTTTTAAGCCGGTTCGCGTATTTTTTTAAACGCATACTCTAAGTCGTCTAAACAAAGCCGCAATAACTCGGTGGCCGCACGGTCTGCCCGGCCAGCATTGCGGGCCCATTCTGGCGCGCTCATATTGTGCAACACCACATCCTGAACGCACCTAAAGCTTTCGCGCCCCATGCGGCGTGCCAATTTATTAAAGTCTGCAAATGCATCGGCCGCCCGGTTACTCATGCCACCGGCGCCAGCCGGTAGCGCATCCAAATTGCCGGTCATTTTTACGGTGCGGCCAGCCGCTTGGTAAAGTGCAAGCAACTGCTCCGCGGCGGCATGTTGGTGCCGGTTTATGTGGCCATGCTTTAAATAGTAGTCGATCCAAAGTTGATCAGTCACCCGCATGCGGCGCTTGCCAGCTTGCCGGGTTTCCACTTCCTCAACCGAATGCTTTGCTAAAAACTCCGGCGTTGGCAACACACGATCAGCCATCGACATTTACCCCCATTGTTTTTGCAACCGACTTTATGTCACCGCGCTTTAACGCCTCCGCCTTCATGCCATCCATTAAACGGTGGTAATCAAAATATTCGGCGCCAAATTGCTGTTGGGCTTTTTTAACTATCATTTGCATCAGATTGTTTTGCTTTTCTGTTGGCTGTTCCAAGTCTGGCAAATCAGCCACAAGCTTGCGGTTGGTTTTTTCACGCCGGCACCATGCTTGGAATGTCATAGCCCAATTACGGTCAGGTATCCGGTTCATGCTTGTGTAGTAATCAACTAAACGCTGTAGCAGGTCGTCCGCATTTACATCATAGCTGGCCGCATAGTTGCGTAGCGCATCGTCTAACTTGAATTCCATTAGGCGCGCACGGGGGGTGCAGATTTTGCGCCCAACCTTTATATTAGATATATTATCTGTAAGTCGTTTGGGTGCAGATTTTGCACGGGGTGCAGAATTTTCACCCCCTACCAAAAGCCGATATTTACTAGTGTCATCGTGCCGGGTTTCTATGCTTATAAACCCGCGTTCCTCTAAATAGCGCAATTTGTTTTGCACGGTGCGGCGGCTCACATGTAGCTTATCTGCAAGCGTGTCCACACTTGGCCAAGCATAACCAACCTCATCGTTATAGTAATCAGCCAACCGCATTAACAATAAATGCGCGCTAGGATCACCAACTTCCGTGTTAAATGCATCAACCAACTTTTCCAGACTCATGCTTACCCCCCTAATTCATGCATTGGCCGCAAATGTGCGCGCGGCACAAAATATGCGGGCCCGTACCCGCCATAGTCTTTTTTAAACTCAACTTGCTTGGCGTCTGCCGCCAACATCCAACCGGCTATTTCGTAGTTAGGCGTTTGCCCCGTTACCAAAATGAAAATGCGGTCGTTTGGATCATCATCGCGTATGATCAAATCATAGTTTTGTTCACTTCTTGTTCTCACTTCATACCCGGTGCTGTCAAGATCCCCGCCGCTTTTAAATGTATTTATTGATCCGCCCCAATACGCACCCAATGCTTTGGCCGCGGCAACTTCGCCGCATGCGCCTTCAACGTGTTCAGACCAACCGGCTTTAAACTTGGTGCCGCTTTTATAGTTGCGCTTTATGGCAGTAATATAGCGGAGGCACCCGACCATGCTGGCTTGCATTAACTCGTATTCGGTAAGCGTTACAATCATCGGCCAGTCCTTATGCTGTAGCTAGCATCGTTGGCACATTTGCTTTCTTGAAAATCTTTAGTGAGTTTGCAGTTATTGCAAATACGGTGGCCATTGTGTTCGCTTGTAAATTCTTTGTTGCACCGCAAGCACCGGCGCATTGCAACTTTGCTATCTTCATAACGCAACGCCGCCCGCTTGCCAGATTGCAACTCGCATTCTTGTTGCACAACTTCTATCCATTTAACGGGAATTTTGCCGGTCTGCTCTATCCAAAACCGCACATGATCACGATCAAGCCCGCATGCTTTCGCCAGCCGGCCAAGCCCGGTTGTAAAACAACCGTTGCCAGTCTGCCGCACCAAATCCAGCATATCTTCACGCCGATGAAACTTTGTCCGCATGAAATCTCCCCGCTAATAAATCACAAAAATCCCCATAATCCAGGACAGCCAAAGCCGGTTGCCGATCCGCACCGATCACCAAAACATCCGACCCGTCTAAATTGTCGTAAATAAATTTAAACCCGGCGCCGCGCTTTTTGGCTTCGATTGCCCATGTGACGCCACCGGCATCAATCAGCACATCGTTTTTAAACCCCTCAGCCGCGCCGCTTAACGGCACCCGCTTTGCATCCAAGCCATGCGCTTTTGCCGTGTTTACAAGTTCACGCTCGAAGCGCGCACCTTTATCGCGTTGCGCTTTGCCCATTTATCTCATCCGCATGTAGTTGCACCCAATCTTCAACTGTTACTTCACCGTTGGTTAATTGGTGGATTTGCAAAATACGCAAGCCGCTTGGCACTGTATGTTTATAAAGATACTTGTGAATTGTGGCTTGGCACGTCCCAAGCTTTTGGGCAAAGTCACTTTGCGAAATGTTGTTAGATACTAGATATTGTGAAAGCTTCATCGGTTACTCACTATATGCGGTAAATATTATTTTTATGCATAGTAAGCGGCATATATGCTTTTTGTAAAGCCCCATTTTATTATTTACTTTGGCGCATATTATGCATTAAAATTTTGGGATGATTTATCGTTACAAAACATCGAACCGGGCATGTGTGTTTGCAAAACGTGTTTCAAGTTGGTGCAACCCTGCAACCGGTGACCCAATTTGTTTGCTTAATAATTTTGGATTTGTTGTTACTGCCATCATAGAAAGGGAATATTGTGGAAAACAACTTAAAAGCTTTGCGCCAAGCGGCCGGGCTAAAGCAAGAGGAATTGGCGGCGCGCCTTTCTATAGGCCAAGCGCAATATAGCCGCATAGAACGCGGCGTAAATAATATTAACGATCACCGGCAAGAAATAGCGGCGGCACTTGATATAGACCCTGCCGAAATAATACAAAAAACCCCGCAAAACATTGCCACCGAACTCGCGCCAGAAATACCGGTGTATGGTTTGCCGCGCATGGACGGGGAAGGGTTTAGCTACAACCAAATGGCATATAGCGAAATAGAACGGCCCAAATTTATGGCTAAAGTTGATGGCGCATATGCGGTGCTTATATACGGCAATCATTTGGTGCCGCGGCTCAGCCATGCGGATATAGTATTCGTAAACCCGCAACAACGGCCGGCACCAAATACTTTGTGCATAGTGCAAGTGCGGGATGGTAATGAAACTTTTGGTCTTGTGCGTGAGTATGTAAAAAGCGGCGAAAATTACCACACCGTGCAAACGCTAGAACCGCTGGAAGAAGTTGATTATCCAGCGCATACCGTTGATTTACATCGCATTACCGCCGCCCGTTTTAGTACATAAAAAGCATATGCAGTGCATATATGCTTGACTAAACGCATGCGCGCTAGTAATACTAGCGTATGCACGATGGTAAAAAACAAAATCAGGCGCCGGAATATTTTCGCACTTTTGGGTTAGATACCAAAAGCAAAGCGGAGCGCACTAATACAGTTGGCGGCAGTGATATAAACACACTGGCCGCCGGCGATGCCGATGCAATTCACAAATTATGGTTACAAAAAACCGGCCAATTAGAGCCGGATGATTTGACTATGGTCTGGCCCGTTATAATGGGTCATATAACCGAAACCGCAAATACGGAATGGTGCGCCTATAAATTAGGACTGGAGATCACTGACCGCCAACGGGTCATTAAAGGCGTAAAGCATCCGTTTATGCGTTGCACTTTGGATGGCCGCATTAACGGTTATAAGAACCGGCAAGCGGTTTATGATGCAAAATACACTGCCGGGCGCCCTATGGCTGGCGAAGAATGGCGGGACGTTATCCCGCGCTTGGTGAAACGCTACACCCCGCAACTACATTGGAATGCTTTTTTGATCGAAGAAGCTACCGGCAAAACGTGCCCGTATGGCGTGCTTGGTATTGTGCGGGCTGGAAATGAGCCGGTGATACACGAAGTGCCAATCAACAAAAAATACACGTTAGAGCTTATCAGTATGGCCAACTATTTTATTGGCTGTTGTGAATTGGGCATAGAGCCAACCGACATCGTTGCATCGGAACCGCCGGTGCCAAGCGATGAAAAAACGCCGGTTGACATGGCCACCACAAATCACGCGCTAAAATGGAAGCATCACGCCGAAATTTGGGCCCAAACATTTGGCGCCGCTGACAGTTTCAAAAAAGCCGAAACCGAACTCAAAAAATTAGTGCCACGCCAAGCGAGCGAGGCATTTGGGAATGGCATCCGCATTAGGGTTGCCAAAAATAACAGCAAACGCATAGAGGTGCAAAATGACTGATAGCGTAAATATCCAAGCCTATGCAGATGAACGCATGCATAGCGAAAAAATTGATTTAATTTGTGCGGCACTGGCCGGCTTCCAAGCGGAAATGGAACCGTTACGCAAAACCGGGCGCAACTTTACGAAAGGCGCCGCGGCAACGATTGGCGATATTGTTTCGGTGGCCCGGCATGGTGCCAAGCATGGTTTAAGCTTTTACCAACCAAGCAAAGTAATGCGCGGCTTCGATGGCAAACAAAACGACCATTTTTTGCGAACCATTGTAATGCATAAAAGCGGCCAATGGATTAGCGCCGGGTGGATACCCGTTGTGCCAAACAAACCAAATGATATGGCGGCCATTGGTGGCGCCTTAACTTATGCGCGCAAATATTCTTTGCAAATGGCAATGGGGATTGCTGATCACAACGATGATGACATTGATTGGGATCACGTTGAAACAAACGATACTTCGGCGGCGGCTACTGGATCTCCCGGCCCCGCTGATACGGGTGGCCCATCAGATATGCACCTCCCAAAAACTGATGGGCCATCCACCAATAACATGAAATTGCTAGACGATGTGATTCCAGACTTCGACAAGCCGCCGGCAAAGCAAAATCTTTTGGAAGAACTTCAGCAATTTACAACAAGCGATCAGCTACGCGCCGAAATGCAAAAGCGCAAAGCCGGAGGCAATTTATCGGAAGATGAAAAAGCAATCTTCATTCAACGCAACAACCAGATAAAGGAAGCATCATGAATAAAATTACCGTTGTTGGGAACCTGACACGCGATCCCGAAAACAAAGATAACTACGTCCTGATCGACTTGGCGCAAAACCAATACGATAAAAACGGCATAGATGAAAAACACACGCATTATTTCCGCGTGCTTTATTTCACGAAGGGCGCCGAAAAAGTTGCGGGCCTATTAAAGAAGGGCATGCAAATCACATTGGCCGGCACGCTGAAAAGCGAAATGACCGAGCGTGATGGCAAGCACTATCTAAACAATACTATTATGGTCAACAGCAACGATTTGGTATTGCCACCCAAAAAATCGGCAAGCAATGACGATGACGACCTACCTTTCTAAAAATAACGATGATCACCCCGTCCTTATAATTCCAAATGAGGACGGGGCCATGCTCGTTATAGGTTTAAACCAAGCGCAAAAGCACATGACCAAGCGCCAGATGTTTGAAATGGGCATGCGGTTTCTGCGGGCAAGTAAGCCAGACGATGACCAGCTTTCGTCAAGTATATGACCCGCACATAACGTGCGATTGGTGCGGCACGCAAACCCGCGGGCGCGTTTATGATGACCGGCAAGATGTGGTTGTGTGTGGCTTGTGCCATCGTGAGTTAAAAAAAACGGATGAGGAAAAAAAAGAAAGACCCCCGCGCAATTAATTGCCGCCAGTGTAAGCGGCTAGTTTTTTTTGATGAGCCGGGCTGGCTTATTAATGGGAATAAGGAGTTTTTTTGCGGGCACAAATGTTTTGAGGCCCGCCGGTTAGATAGCTTTTGGGAGGCATTAGAAAATGAAGTCAGGCAAGCTAAATAAAGTGCAACAAACCGATATTGAATTGGGCCGCATCATGGCCGTTGTTTGCACCGCGCTTAATGTTACAGAAATGGATTTTTTATCTACGCGGCGCGCTGATCCGCTACCGCATGCACGGGCCATTGCGACCATACTGGCCAAAGATTACACCGTTGCCAGTTACAAACACATTGGCCGCAAATTTAATAAAGACCATACCACCATCATGGCCCATGTAAAACGCATAGAAAAAAGTCCTGATCCGGCTTTTCAAATACGTTTAAACGCGGTGCGGCAATGGATGGAAATTGCATAGTCTGCCGCTACGTTGGGCACGATGAAATAATCCGCTACCAAAATGCCGGTTGGCAAATTAGTAGCGGCCCACTAGCGGCACAACATATGCGGAGGTGCGTTATAATGTTTATTATAATTGCGCCGCTAAAACATCCAGATCATCAGCCGCTTGCGCCCGGCTTAGATCGGTGACGGTATAGTGCGCCATAGCCGTGTTGCTTCGCTTGCTATGGCCCATGCGATACTTGCGGGTTAATTCATCAACGCCAGCTAGTAGCATTTGCGTGTGGTAAAATTTGCGGAACCCGCCCAAACCTTTAAATTGCACGCCAGCCGCTTCACAAATTTTCACAAGCGCATCAGACCAAGCCCGTTGGCAACCCATGCGGTCTTTGGCGCTAGGAAACACAAAGGTCGCGTTTGCGCTTTTTAGCTTCCATACCCCCAACTGCACGCATAACGCCGATGGCATACCAAGCACGCGATTGCGAAACGGTGTTTTAGTTTCGTCCCGCAAGCCGTTGCGCGAACCGGTGCGCTTTACTTCAAGCTTGCCGCGCTTTGTGTCCACACAATCCCAACACAACCCTTGCAATTCGTTTGCGGCCAAGCCAGTAAGTGCGGCAGTCATAACCAACGTATGCAAAGCCACATCCATATCGGCCGCCAGTATCTTTTGCACTTCTTCCAGCGTGTAACCATCACGCTCACCGGCGGCGCCTTTAATGGATTCCCGCCCGCCTTCCCGGCACGGGTTGTGCTGTAAATATTCTTCATTCATTGCGTACCGGCAAACCATACTCAACGTATGCATTACCTCACGTTGCGTTTTGCCGCTAAGACCCTTGCGGCGCATTTGCTTAATAAAGCGGTTTACGGACGCGACAGTGATTTCGCTGATCGGCAAGCTTTGGAAGTGTGGCGTGATGTGGAGCCTTATATGGCGCTCATCGTTTTCCCAAGTTTCAACACGGATGCCGCCATCCACCCCAATATCGTTGCGGCGATCATTTAGCGCATCAGCCGCAACATCAACCAAAAGCTTTTTGCTTTTGCTTTCCTGTTCCTTGTGCAAATCAGCAAACACCTTATCGCGTGCCGCTTGCCATGCCCGGTAAGTCGGTTCGGTGAACTTGCGGCGCTTGTTATTTTTGTTGTCACGATAATAAATAACGCCGTAAAGCTTGCCGTTTTTCTTCGCTGTAGGAAAATCAGTCATTGCAAGCCCTCACTGCTTCGTCGCCTTTAACCACAAAAGACCGGCTCTTATACCAGCCCTTCAACTGCTTTTTATTTAAGCCCTCACCGCGCGCACCTTGCGGCACAATGTCCAGCGATAATGTGATGCCGTGCTTGTCGGCTAAACTAATAAACCAATCTAAAGCGGCCGATCCGGCGCCGATGCGGCGGGGGTTAGAAGTAATGTAGCCAAGCCTCATTTCCCCATCTTTAAAGCCATCAGTTAATTCGAACATAACGCCGGCCGCTTGCCCGCCAATGTGCATTTGGTAAATCCGCAACGCATTGCTAAATGGGTGCTCAAATGTCAGCCCATAAAACTCATCAACAAAAGCCAAGTTGCGGGGATGCTTTTTTAATCTGTTAAAGTTTATCATTACACCGCCCCCAACTCTGCCGGATATTCGTAGTTGTCAACGCACCACAAGATTTCGGCATGTATTTGGTCGCGTTTAAAGCCAAGCACTTTTGCAGTTTCAACCGCTTCGTGCGCCCAATAGATCATATTCTCTTTGGCTTCAGCTTCACCGCAAACTTTGCGCGCGCCACCAATGCACCAAATCACCCAATATTTTTTGTAATGCGAGATTTGATCGGCATAAATATCAATCAAGCCGGCTTGGTTTTTTGTAAGTTTAGCCATCTTTTGCACCTCCTAATTTGCAAGTTTTGGGCGGTTTACAACTGTTTGCTTGGCGCCTTTATATTCGCCATGCTCTTTAACAGTCGCTTTGAGTGAAATTTTTTCGCCTTTCTTAGCAAGCGGGTTGCCGCGATAAACGAAGATGTTGCCGTTAGCATCAACGAAAGTGTTGATGTATGTAGTGCCGTAAAAGCCATCGAAGCCCATGCAAAAAGTCATAGTCGCTTCGATTTCTATGCGTTGGCCAACTTCGCCAACGTAGTTGCTAGCGGCTTTGGCATGTAGCTTTTCAATATTACGGAAACCATTTTGCACGGCATATTTAATGCCGCGCAATTCGTTGATCTCTAAGGTTACATGGCGGCGGGCTTCTTCTAAAGCAATCTGCTTGGCAATGCGGCGGCGTTGGCTAGCGTTTTCGCGCTCACTGTATAAACGCACCGCGCGCTTCTTGTTGCCACCACATGCAAAGCAAACACCCTCAGCAACATTCATGTGCCATGGCAAGATGCCAGTTCCACCACATTTGTAGCAATCTTCATAACCATAAAGCTTGCCATTTTTGGTGAAGCTAGCGCCTTCAAAGTGATCGGCGTTTCCAAAAGTAAATGTTTTAACCATGTTCATTTGCACCTCCATGTATGGGCGGGGCTGTTAAGCCGCCGCCCTAATAACTTTCTCAACGGCATCAACGCCAGCACGCCAATTAAAGTTTGGCCCCATTTCAACCAAACCTAAATCGCGCCCATCATTGGTTTTAATGTTGTAAAAATAACGCAAAACACCGGCGTTGATCGTGAACACAACGCCACCATGCTCAACCGTTGTGCCGCTGGCGATAATTGGCGTATTTGGATTTTTAAAAGTAAACATTTGCACCTCCATGCGTTCCTTATATTCTGAATATATGCGCGCTATGCATTAAAGTAAACCCCCTCAACGCATAAATATGCATATAATCCCAAAAAAACCTGACGGTCTGGTGCTATAGTTGGTGCTACGCGGTAGGCTTCAAACACAAAAAAACCCCACCGCCGAAGCGATGGGGGTTTCTGGTAAATATACGTTTTTGTTAGCTTTTTTGGTTGCGGGGGCAGGATTTGAACCTGCGACCTTCAGGTTATGAGCCTTGCCAAAACCCGCGCTTTTTCTGCGTTGCGGCAGTTTGGTGCTACTAAGGTGCTACGAAAAACCTAAACAAAAAACATGGTGCTCTTTTGGTGCTATTTTTTACGATACCGGGCCGTTTTTTTGGCAATGCGCTTTGGTTGCTTGCTATGCTGTTTGCCGGCTTTTGTAGCTTTGCGCTTGGCGCGTGTGGTTGCCGCATATTCTGCCGCTGTTAATGATTTTATTG